CCATGCTGCGACTGTGCGTCTTGTGCAGCTTCGAAAGTCCAACGTGCGCTGAGCTTACGAGTTTTAGCTTCGACTGTTTGCTTCAAGATCTGGATGCTTAGTTTATTACCAGCTTGTCCTTCTAGTGAAGCTGTTGGTGCAGGAGCGTTTGTTCCATCACCTGAATATGCTTCAGCAATCTTGAATGGGCTTAGAGCCTCTTCGCCTGCTACTGCGCCTGATGCGCCTGAGCCTGCTGTGTCGCTATAGCGAACACGTAGTGTGTGGATTTGACCCACGGGTCCTGTCATTGGCTGTACACCGACTAATTCGTTAGCAATAACTGTTGGCATAACGCGACGAATGACTGGTAAAATAACTCTATTTAGAGTTGCAACATTACCGGCAGAGGTAGCACCTGCTCCAGCAGTCTCTGAAAGATACCTACGAGTATTTTCTAGAGTTGCTTCCATAACACTCTTTTTAGTTCCTTGTAGGCCTTCAAGAAGTGCAGTCTTGGTGTCCTGCCAGCGACTTTCTAGTAGTTCTGACATTTTGGTTTCTCCTATATTTAACTTAAACCTGCAAGACGACGAAGTTCTACAACATTCTCGTCTTTTGCTTTAATTGCGACTGTCTCATCGCGGTTGCCTGTGATTTCTTTTGCCTCTGATAGAACTGCCTTCTGCTTCGCTGGAGATTTACCGTCAATAACTGCCGGTAGATACTTATCAAACGCCGAACTTAATTTGGCTGTTTGAACTGATTCCAGTAAATCTGTCATAATTTCTTTTTGCGCTCTCGAAAGAGGTGCAATAAGATCATTAATTTTGTCCTTACGTGCAGCTTCTGCAATAATACGCTTCTTCTCAGTTTCCTGTGATTCTGCTAGTTTAATTGCTTTTTCAGCTGCGACTTTAGCTTCTGCTAACTGGTTGTCTTTTAGCTTGACAACATTCATTAGTTTGGCTGTTTCAGACTTTTCATTTAGGTAGCTGTTAGAATATTCGTTAGCGAATGCTTCAAACAGTCTACGCCCAAAGTCGTTTTGACGTGCTGCTTCAATGTCTTCTTTAAGTTGCGAAATTTCTTTAGTAAGTCCTTTCGAAACTGTTTCAGAAACCATTTCAGCTGAACGCTTAACAAAACTTTTCTGAACTTCGGCAAATTTATTTTTTGCCTCTTTGACAAGTTTAACCTTAGTTTCAGCAAGGTCCTTCTTGTCTTCGTAAAATTCTGCAATTTCTTTAGCTAGTGCTTCTACCACAAATTCTTCCAGCTTGCCAAATTTCTTTGCCATAGCTTTCTGATCTTCGTGCAATTCTGAAACTTCTTTACCTAACTGCTGTGTTACAAACTTTTGTAGTAGATTTGCGTTTTCACGCATTGCTACTGCATATTTTGCTTTTGCTTCAGCTAGTTGTTTGCGATCTTCTGCAAACTCTTCGATTTCAGATGCTAGACGCTCGGACAACATAGTGTCAATTGCTTCGACCATTGTTTGCTTGTCGTGTTCGTACTTTTGTGCGAACTCTTCACGCAATTCAGCAGTTACTTGCTGCTTATTTTCTTTGATCTTGGCATCCCAAGCTTCTTCGATAGAGGCACGAACGTCTTCTGAAACTACATCATTTTCGAAAAGTGTTTTTAGTGCATCCAACATAATTGTCTCCTCATTATTGGAGTTTGTTGATTATATTAATCAACGATTCCTTTAAGTATTTCTGTGCCTTAGGGTCTTCTTTGGTAGCCTGTGCCAATTCGTATGCCTTATACCCTCCACGGGCATTCATCAAGTGCTCGTATATAGGCGTTGGATACGCCCCTGGAGCACTAGGTTGAGCAACGACATCGACTGTAATAATTTCAAAATCACTAACAGTATTTTGTCCGTCCTCTGATACATTACCTGAACCCCTACTAGAAACACCTAGTTTAACTCCGCTTTCAAGCATTGTTTTAACTAGCTGTCCCATAGGGGTCGGTAGTATTTTTAATTTACCATAACCGTTTGAATCATCCATCCAGCATTCGCTGATCATATGACTTACACGGTCTAAGTTAATATTAAGGCCTTCTGGATGATCAACTTCTCCGAGAACACTGTATCCTCCTTGTATTTGATCATTGAGAGTTTTGACAGCCCTACCAATTTCGTTTATAGGATACACACGCTGATTAGCGTTGCGTACTCCGCCTTGTATCATGATACCTTTCATGTACAAGTCTTTCCCTTCATTAGCAGACTCAACAACCAGTTTAGCTTGGTCGAATGTCAAATGCTCTCGTAAGTTTCTCATTCAAACTTCCTTATTTTGCACGGCTCTTTACACCGTTAATTGGACTATCTGCGCCTGCTTTTTCAGCTGGTTTGCCTTTTTTCTCAGCGCCGTGTCCTGGCTGGTTCTTCATCGATTTTGATGCTTTGCCGCCTGGTACATTAACGTTTCCTGCATTTTCTTCTTTTGTTGAAGGATTTGCTAGTCCACCTTGTGTACCGCCATTGCCACCTTCACCGCCTGCTGCGATGTTAGAAGTGGTTCCGCCCATGTCGTTTTTGCCAGCTACAGTAGACTTAGTGTTTGCACCATTATCGCCCATATTAGCAGTTACTTTTTCGACATATTCTTTCATTGTTTCGCCAGCTGACTTAGGGTCTTTGCTAGGCTTTTTTGTGTTTTTGTCTTCTTCGTCTTTATCTTCGTCAGCTTCGAATGCATACGACTCTTCTTCAGCTTCGTCGTCATCTCCGTCGTCCATGTCCATGTCCATATCCATGTCGTCGTCTTCGCCTTCGTCGCCTGACATCATTTTTTCAAATTCTGCTTTTAATTCGTCTAGTGCATCTTCTAGGTCTTCTACACGATCTTCAACATCGCCTTCTTCACCTTCGTCGTCGCCATCTTCGTCGTCCATGCCCATCATGTCATCTTCCATGTCATCACCAGCATCGCCGCCCATCATTGCGTCCATTGGATCTGCTTCGACTTCAAATTCATCTAAGTTAAAACCTTCGTCTAGGTCGTCTTCATCATCTTCGTCAGCAGATTCGTCAACTTCTTCTTCGTCGTCTTCGTCGTCCATTGCTTCTTCAATGTCGTCGTCTTCTTCTGATTCTTCTTCGATAATGTTTTCGTAAATTTCACGTGATTTTTCTACCACGATTTCGTGGAAAAGCTCTTCAGCGCCGTCCTTATCTTCGTTGATAAGACGCTCAAGCATTTCTTCAAATTTATTTTGATCTGCCATTTTTTATCTCCTATAAATGTAAAATATACCTACGGTAAGGCTGTCAATAGTATTTAACAAAACAGTAATAATGTACATAGAAATAGGCTCAAAACGAGCCATTTTGAATAAATGTCATGAAAGACTGAACATTTTTTGGAAATCTTCAACAAAAATGTGTTTCAAATTGTTAAATTTATTTAGTTCTTCAGGAATATAATTATCTGATGCTATTACTCTATAGTATGTTGTATTTGGATTTTCTTTAACAACACTTATAGTTTGTCTTAACCAGTTTCCAAAAAATGTAGCACCTTCGTGTGATTTTTTATAGTTTTTAGTATTAGCATATAAGTTGTTTAATAGTTTTCCGTCTTCTAATCCTTTATAATCAAATCCTAAAATAAAAATCTTATTATAACTGTGTTGACTAGCAAGCCATAATGCTGTAGGTCCTGAACTCCATCCTTTACTCGGATGAAAAATATTTAAATTTTTTATATTTTGATAGCTTTTGTTTGGGTTTGTCCATACTTCGTTATTGTGCTGATATCCTGATTTATTAATCTCGAGTATCATTTTAACATCAACTGCAACAAGATAGTCTGCATTAAAAGACCTGTATAGTGCATTACAGCCATATATTTTTCCGTACGGTTTTATATCTTCTGGATTAATGGCAGACCTACTAGTTCCGTTGCCCAGTACAAAACATAAATCTTTATTAACATCTCTTGAAGGTATTGGATGTCTAGTTGATGCTATTGGAGTTTGTTTAGCTATAGAAGATTCTTCTTGAAGACGCTTTATTTGTTTTTCGCGTCTTCTTTCTTCTCTAATCTTATACCATTGTTCTTTTGAAAAATTTGATTTATCTATCTTCGCCATTACATCGCACCCGCAGCAGCATCTTGAGCTGCTATACCATACATTTGTCTAACAAAGTCTAATTCCTTTGTCTTTTCTTCTGTATGTAGCTCGGCTGCTTTGCGGGCACGATTAATTTGACGTAATGTTAATCTAGTTTTACGTGTGTCATCAAGATCCACAATAGAATCGTCATAGGTAGGATCGTACCTATCATCTTCTGCTGGTAGCAGGGTTTCTTTATCGTAATAAAATAACTCACGTAGTATCATAATATTATTTATCTTTATATTTGAATGTCTGCCGCGCCTGCTTCTGCGCCACCAGTATCGCCTCCAGCGGTTGCTGTTTCTGGTGGAGTGTCTTCTCCGCCTTCTATTCCGCCTTCGGCTCCGAGATCATCTTCTGCTCCACCTAAATCGGCACCCATTCCTGCAGAGCTAATTCCTGCGCCGCGCATTTCAGCTGCGGCATCTGACGGAGC